CGCGCGCTTTTTACACGCCTACTCCCTTAGCAGGGGAAAGAAAAACCTTGATTTATCAATGCTTTGCGGGTTTTTGCAGGCTATGTTGTAAGCTACGCGACAGCATTCAACGGAACTTTATGGGTCTTAAAATGGCCTGAATTCCCCGAAATTTGTAGGCTACGCGGGGAATTTCGCTCTGAAATAATATCATTCCTTGCCGCCTTTGTCAAGGACATTGATAGCAGCGTGGGCACTCTGCATATCGGGATGAATATAGCGCTGGGTGGTTGTAAACTTGGTATGCCGCATGATCTCCTGTATCACGCTGGGCGCAGTCTTGGCGAGCGCCAGCGCCGTCGCCGTGGTATGGCGGCACGAGTACGGCGGTAGATCGCGCACCTTAGCCCGCGCGAGGGCGGCGTGATACTCGGTGTAAAAATTATCCGCGTTCATGCCGACGATGCGCCCCTTCTTACTGCTCACGTTGGCGAGGATATCCTGCACGAGCGGTTCGAGCCAGTCGGGATAAATCAGCGGCGTTGATTTGCGCTTCTTGGTTTTCAGGCCGCAGCCGATGATCTCGTGCGTATCGGTGTGTATCATGTCGGCTGTGCAGCGCAGCAGCTCACCGGGCATCATGCCGCTGTATATCATCAGCAGAGGGAAGCGCATGAACAAGTCGCCGTTGTCGTAGGCCGTCCACAACGCATTTATCTCATCCTCTGCAAACGGCTTTTGCTCTGTTTCAGCAAGCGGCGGCAGTTCGACAAACTCCGCGAGGTTTGTTCGCGCCTGCCCTTCGGCGACGGCGCGCTTGTATAGCTTGGTGAGCATGGTTTTCATGTCTTTCGCGGGGTAATATGTATCGGCCTGCGAGTCCACACAGCTTTGCAGGTTATCTATCGTAAGCTCCGCTACGGGTACATTTTTGAGGGAATCAAGCCGACGCCACGCGATATCATACGCGCACTGCTTGGAGCTGCCGAGTTTATCGTATGCACCGCTCTTTTCCCACCATTTATGGTAGTCGTTGAGCGTAGGCCGGTACGCCTGTTTTGGCTCGGTATCCGCAGGATTGGCCGCAAAGGCGAGCGCGGCGGTTTTAGACGGGAAGCCTCCCTTCGTTCCGCGCCGCTGGTGCAGGCTGCCGGACGCATCAACAAACGTGTCGATAGTCCATTGCGCTGTCCATGTCTTGCCGCGCCGATACGCCGTGCCCTGCCCGTTCCCACGCCCCCTACGCGGCTGCGCGCTTTGCCGCGCCCCGCAGAACATGCAAAATGCGCTTATATCTGGGATTTCTTTTTTACACTTACGGCATATCATTTCCTTAGCTCCCTCAGGGCGTACACCATGACACACACGGCAGCAACGACTATCAAACCAAAAATAACGGCAAGGGCGCTTGACCTGGCGGACTGAAAAAGCCCCGCCGTTACAAGCTGGGCATCCCACACCATATACGAAATTAAACACACGAGCAGCAGGGCGCAGACAGCTAAAAGCGCGTATACGACAGGCCTGCGGCTTGCAAGCTGCGCTTTGAGCATGGCGTTGACCTCTTCAAGCCGCTTGACGTCTCCGGCCTGACGGACATTATCCATTTCAAGCTCATGCACGGCGGCGAGGTCTGACGCGGGGCAAAGCCCGCACAGTTCATCCAGAGACAAGCCGAGGGTATCACATATCGCTGCCTGCTCAAATAGCTTTGGATTTGGCGCCGTATCGGCGCTCTGGGTGGCTATAGCAGAGTATGATACGCCGGACTGTTCCGACAATTCGGCGAGGGAAAGGCGCAAGTCATTACGCGCGTCGGTTACTTTACGATTATAGCTGTCAAAGAACGGGATAAGACGCTGATACGGGGTCATTTCACACACTCCCAAAAGTTTTCTTTGTTCCTGGCAACGGGGAAAAGGCCTTTTGCCGCAGACCGAGACAACATCTCGAAACCGGGCGTGGACTATGCCGGGCGCAGATGATAGGCTATAAGCGTAGCAGATAAGTCGGTTTACAAGGTATCTGTTACATGCCCCGGCGGAGGCTGGCACCAATGCCGGGGCGCGTTTTTAACGATTGCGGGCAAAGATGACGCGCAGCATGGGAAGAAGCTGGGTGAGAAAGTACAGCGCGAAGCAGATGTAAAACACGAGTATCCAGCCGCTGAACGGCATCGACAGCGCACGGAAGAAACCCCATACATATAAAATAAGCTGGATTATGCCGCCAATAGTCGGCGCAAATGTCGCAATAGTGGTAACGATGATGGTGACGCCGACGCCAAACTTGAACACAGTGAACAGCGGAACAAAGGCATATAGCATAGTGAGCGCATACCAGACCGCGATACCGAAAGTGCCGAGTGAGTTTGCAAGCTTATCGCGCAGTGTGTTCATAAAAGTCCTCCTTTTATTCACAGATTATACATATTTTAGCACAATTAACCGGTATATTCCATACTGGTTTTCCGGTTCTACGTTATTTACAAATAAAATGCACCAAAATAATGCAAAATGACGATAAACGGAGGGGAAACATGGAGAACGAACGGGAAATACTGATTGCGGAGCTTGAAAAGCTGGCGGAAAGGCTGACATACGAACAGCTGAGGTCGGTGTACATCTTCACACTTCAAAAAACAAAATAAGCGGGAACAAGCCCGATACGGAAATCACTCCGTATCGGGCTTGTTCAGTTTATCGGCGAGTCTTCGGAACACTGCGGAGAGCTCCTTCCACTCTTCGACAGAGGTCTCGGCCATAAATTCAATAAGGAGCTGCTCGATATCCGAGCGCTTGCCCTCGGAGAGCTGGCCGATGTACTCATCTATAACGTCGCGCCGCGACTTCTGCGGGAACGGCTGACCGGCACCGGTGCGAAGCCACACCTCATCTACGTTATATACTCGGCAGATATCCGCTATTGTGCGGTCGCTGGGGACTTTCCGGCCGGAACAAAGCTCCGAGACGAAGGGACTCGACAAGCCGAGTTGCTTGGCAAATTCGTTGCGCTTCAGACCGAAGTGTTCAATGCAAAAAGAAATTCGTTCTGAGATAGTGCTCATTTTAACCACCTCCTTTCATAAAGAAGTATAAAGCCAGCGAGACAAAAAGTCAAGTAAAAAAATTAGCCCAGCGAATAAAAAACACTTGACAAAGTAGCTGGGCAATGCTAATATGTAGCCAAGCTAATAAAATGTTAGCTGGAGTGAGCAATCAAACACATGAGAGGAGAACACATAATGATCAAAAAGGAAGCTAATCTGAGCGAGCGCATCAAAATGGTTAAGGCGATGGAGTTTATCTGCCGGCAGATAAACGACGAGGACGTATTTGAGTGCTGGCTCGTAAACGGCGTTGCAGACGGCGACATCGAGTATGGCGATTTGAGCGTAAACACGACTGAGCCTGACGCGGCGTACTACGCAGAGGACGACGAACGGTTTGCCGACCTGATGGACACCTTCCTCTGGGTCATGAAGAAGGCAGGGAAAAGCGGCGGACTTTACTGCGACGAAGTGGTGAGTAAGGAGGCGTAACAAAAACCGGGGCATATGCCCCGCGCTGTGCGCATGGCGCGGTAGGGTGGGCGGCAGAGAAAGCGAGCGGGGCTGTAACCTCCGCAGGCTTCCTCTGCACAGGCTCCCAATCGGCCGCAGGCGCTCAATACGGCTCAATTTACAGCCGTCCCGCGGGCGAATTGGGCGGGGTGGGCTGAGGGGCAGCGTCAACCAATGAGCGCATCCTGTTACAGCAGGGGCTTAGACCGATTCCGTTCTTTCAGTGTGCGAGCTTCGCGGGCTTCACTCTCCCGCGAACTGAGAACGAGTCACCGGGAGCAACAGGAACGGCGACATGAAGGAAGCCACTAAGGTTTCCATACGCATCACCTCCTTTCACTCCGGAGCAAGCCCATCCTATCACGCCATGCGCACAGAGTCAAACAAAAAACGGGGCTTATGCGCCCCGCCTTAATGCAGCCGAGGACGGTCACAAGCCCGTGTGAAATGCAGAGTGAGGACAAGGAGGTGAAACAATGAGCGATAAAGAAAAGCAGGCGGCAAAGGAGCTGCTGGACGAGCTGAGGAAAATACCGGCGGACGGCGCGGATTATATGCGCGGGTATATGCGGGGCAGGCTGGACGGCATCAAGAACCGCAAGGACAAGGAGAACGAGGAATGACACTTGACGACATCGAGGCGATGACGGCGGCGACGATAAGCCCGGCGCAGGCGGCAAGCGTGATCGGCTGCAACGAGCAGGCGCTGCGCATACAGGCGAGGGAACGCCCCGAATGGTTAGGGTTCCCGGTTATCCGCATCAACAACCAGATAAAGATACCCCGCGAGGCGTTTTTGAGATACATGGGGCGGGGCGAGAGGAGACCCGAGGCGGCGACGAGGGGATGAAAGGAGGGAAGAGGACGGGACGCAAAATAAAAAGCCGCTCCCCGGTGTACCAGACCGAAAGAGCGGCAAGCAAAAAATAACCACAACCAATATAACAGAAAGGACGCAGAAAAGCAATGGGCAAAAGCGAAAAAGCGGACTTTGACAGCTTTGAACTTGAACAGCTGCTGACGCACATCCGGCAGGGCAAGCGAAACGCTGTGGCCGGGCGGCAGCTGGCGCTGCTGATGGATATCAGCGACAGGAAGGTACGCGACCTCGTAGAAGAGGCGCGGCGGAAAGGCAGCCTCATAATAAACGACCAAGACGGCGCGGGGTACTACCTCGCGGAGACCGCGGACGAGGTAGAGAGGCAATACAAGCAGATGACGAGCCGGGCGATGGCCATTATGAAAAGCCGCGCCCCGTTCAGAAAGTTCCTGAAGGGCATAGGGAGGCAGGTATGAAGAAATACGCGATTGCGGCGTTCATAGTTGGAGCACTGGCGGAGAGCCTATGGATAACCATCCCGTGCATGCTGTTTGCCGGAGGCTACGCGGCCGTGAAGGTCTTGGAGCTGGGGGCGCGGATATGATCACCCCCCCGTGCGGCGGATGCACAGAGAGACGCACAGGCTGTCACGCAAGGTGCGCTGCGTATGCGGAGTACAAGGGCAAGGTCGACAGGGCGCGGGAAGCGCAGCAGCAGAGCGACAGCATAGACCTGACGGAGATACGCCGGGTATACCGGGCGCGCAAGGCCGCCCGGAGACACAAGAACGGAGGTTTACGAAAATGATACAGATACCGGATGCGCCGTGGATACGGGAAGCGGAGCGGAACGGACTGCCATATGACGAGGAGGAAGACGATGATAACGAAGATCAAATGCGATGACCGCGAGAAGTGGCTCGCGCTGAGGAAAAGATACATAGGCGGCAGCGATGCTGCGGCGGTGATAGGGATGAACCCGTTCAGCTCACCGTTTGCACTGTGGGCGGAGAAGACCGGCAAGGTGCCGGGCTTTGAAGGGAACCTTGCAACGGACGTTGGGGCATACCTCGAAGAGTTCATAGCACAGCGCTTCGCCAAAGAGACCGGAAAGAAAGTGCGCCGCTGCAATTTCAGCCTCATAAATGATAAGTACTGGTGGGCGATAGCGGATATTGACAGGGACATTGTCGGCGAGGACGCGGGGCTTGAGTGCAAATCCACGTCGGCGCTGAATCTCAAGCGCTTCAAGAACGGCGAGTACCCGGAGAACTACTACGTGCAGTGCGTCCACTATCTGGCCGTGACAGGCAAGGCGCGCTGGTATCTGGCGGTGCTCATAGGGAACAGCGATTTCCGCATGTACACGATAGAGCGCGACGAGGAAGAGATCGCGGCGCTGATGGAAGCGGAACGGAACTTCAAGGAGAAGTACGTGGACGCAGACCAAGCACCCCCGGTGGACGGGCAGGCCGCGACGACAAGCGCCGTCAAGGCCATATACGCAGACAGCGGCGACGAGGCCGCAGACCTCAGCTCATGCAAAGCGGCGCTGAGCGAATACATGACGCTGACGGGGCGCATACGCGAGCTGGAGCGCCTGCGCGACGAGAAAGCGAACGAAATCAAGCTGTGCATGGGCGACGCCGCCCGCGGCACCGACGGCTGCTACAAGGTCACGTGGCCGACGGCGAGCCGAAGCAGCTTCGACGCAAAGCGTTTTGCCGCGGAGCACCGCGAAATAGACCTTACACCGTACTACAAGCAGTCTGCATACCGCACCTTCAAGGTGACAGAAGCGGGCAGACAGGACATATAAAGGAGGATTAATCAATGGGAGCAATACAGCAAGCAACACAGGCCGCGACGCCCGCCGCGCGGCAGAAGCAGGGCGTTAACGCGATGATGAACGCCATTCTCGACGGGGAGGGGATGCGCCGGCGCTTCGACGAGCTGTTGGGCAAGAGAACGCCGCAGTTTCTGTCAAGCATTGTGAGCCTCGTGAACGCGGACATCAACCTCCAGCAGGCTTTCGCGGAAGCGCCGATGACGGTAATACAGTCGGCACTCAAGGCGGCGACCTTTGACTTGCCGATAGAGCCGAGCCTCGGCTACGCATACATAGTGCCGTTCAAGAACAGCTACAAGGACGCGGAAGGCAACTGGTACAAGCGCACGGAAGCAATATTTGTTATGGGCCACAAGGGCATGACGCAGCTGTGCCTGCGCACGGGGGCGTATTCCCGCATACCGGACGCCGTGGATGTGCGCGAAGGTGAGCTTATCAGCTACGACAGGCTGACGGGCGACGCGGAGTTCCGCTGGATAGAGGACGAGGACGAGCGCGCGGCGTTGCCGGTGATAGGCTATGCAGGCTATTTCCGCCTCAAGAACGGCGCGGAAAAGACGATATACATGACCGTGAAGCAGATACAGCAGCACGAGCAGAAGAACCGCAAGGGCAAGAACATGACAAAAGGCTGGCGCGAGGACTTTGACGCGATGGCGCGCAAGACCGTTATACGCCGTCTGGTGGGCAAATACGGCCTGATGAGCATAGAGTACCAGACCGGCGACAAAGACACCGTGAACCTCGCCACAGCGCTTGCAGAGAGCGATTACCCAGAACCGACAATGCCGGAGGGCATAGACCCGGACGCAGTCATAGACGCCGATTCCGAGCCGCACAGCGCGGCCGATGAGGGCAATTTCACCGAGGCTCAGTACGGCTTTGACCCGGAGACCGGAGAGATCGTATGAGCATAGGCAACAGGAGAATGTTTTCCCGCGATATCGTGGAGAGTGACGCTTTTATGTCACTCTCCGACGGGGCGAAAGTCCTGTATTTTTACCTCTGCATGAACGCCGACGACGACGGCTTTTGCAACTGCCCGCGCAAGATTATGACCTCATGCGGAGCGAAAGACGACGACATGAAGCTGCTGATAGCAAAGAAATTCATCCTCTGGTTCGACGGGGCGGGAATAAGCGTGATAAAGCACTGGCGCATACACAACTACATCCGCAAAGACCGCTACTGCGAGACCAAATACCGAGACCTGATGCGCGAGTTATACGTGGACGACAGCAACATTTATTCCCTTCGAGACGCCGAAAAAGGCGCTGGCGGTATACCGGATGGCAACCGAGCGGTTGACAACCGGTTACCAAGCGGTATACCGACCGGGAGCAAAGCGGTTGACAACCGGTTACCAAGCGGTATACCGACCGGGAGCAAAGCGGTTGACAACCGGTTACCAAGCGGTACCCAAGCGGTTACCGTAGATGGGAGCATAGGTGGTTGCATAGGTAAGGTTAGTATAGTACAGGGTAGAGTAGGAGAAAGCAGTATAAACATAGATAATAAAAATAATAATCCTTCCTTTCTTCCTATAGCTGAAAAAAATTTTTCTGAAAAAGGCGAAAATGTTGAAAACCCTGTTGAAAGTGAAATCGACCCCGGCGAGGGGGCGGTTGAACTCTGGGAGGGGCGGGTACGCAAGGCGCTTGCCAATGGTTACCTTGACCTCGCGGAGAGCTACGTCCGCTTTGCGAAATATTACCACGTAGAGATAGACTTGGAAGCCTTAAAAGCTGAGGTGACGCCGGATGAACCCTGAATGTGTATGCACATTGCAACTGACGGCAAAGGAACGGCGCTGGCTGAACTGCGGCAGAAGCAACTGCGAACGCTGCGGATGGAGCATTGACGAGCAGCAGCGTAGACGCGAGCTTATGCGCACGGACGACCTGACCCTCTGCGACGATGGGCTTAAGCGTCTCAAGATATCGCGGGAGGCGCGCCATGACAAATAAAGCGGCGCTCAACTACCCGACCGAGGGAGAAGAGCAGGCGACTTTGTTTTCGTGGGCGCGGATGTATGAAAACAAATACCCACAGCTGAAATGGATGTTCCACATCCCGAATGAGGGCAAGCGAAGCTGGGCGACCGGCGGGAGGATGCGCAGCGAGGGCATGAAAAGCGGCGTTGCGGACATCTTCTTACCGGCACCGTCTGGGGAATATCACGGGCTGTTCATAGAGCTGAAGCGCCTGCGCGGAGGAAAGCGCACGGAAAAACAGGAAGAATTCATTGCGGCGATGAACGCCGCCGGATACTGCGCCTGCTTCTGTGCAGGCTGGATGGCAGCGGTGGAAGTTATCGTCGGTTACTTGGAAGGAGATTTCACATGGAAACAATAATTGCCAGACTCATCGGCGTGATACTTGGCGCGATGCTGGCCGTGTTTGTACTTGGATGCCGCATTATCGGAAAGGAGAGCGACAATGATTTTTACGAAGATTCGCAGGATGAAAACGCGCATCGCAGACCTTGAGGCGGCTCTCAAGCGCGCGAGCGTTGATATAGGCAGGGTGATGACCGATTGCAGCGTACTGCGTGTGCAGTGCGACTATTCGGAACGCAGGAACGCCGAGCTGCGCGAGCAGAACCGGGCGCTGGAACTGACTCTTGACGCGGCTGTGGCGCAGATGGAGAAAACGCGGACGAATTTCCGCAATGCCGCCGAGCGAAACAGCCGCCTCGTGCGGGACATGAACAGCGTATCTAACAGGCTGGATGCAGTTATAGCGCTCGCGTACGTACTGATAGCTACGGGACGCTGGAACGCCAAAACACAAGCACTGCTTGACGCCCTGCCGCTCACCGGACTTGCCGACATGGAACTAAGCGAGCTGACAGAGCTGATAGACGAGGTCGATAATGGAGGAGAACACATATGACACCTGAAAAACTTGCAGAAATACTGGCCGCGCATAAGCTGTGGCTTAACGATGAAGAAGGCGGAGTAAAAGCAGACCTCAGCGGGGCAGACCTCCGCGAGGCAGACCTCAGCGGGGCAGACCTCCGCGAGGCAGACCTCAGCGGGGCAGACCTCCGCGAGGCAGACCTCAGCGGGGCAGACCTCAGCGGGGCAGACCTCAGCGAGGCAAACCTCAGCGGGGCAAAAGAACTCCTCTCCGCCGTTAATTTCATCGACGCCCATTTTGAGCGCGTTGCCGATGGCTACATAGCATATAAAACCTTCGGCAGTGAGTACGCCGCGCCCGAAAGCTGGACGATTGCAGAGGGCAGCGTGATAAGCGAGAACGTCAACTTCAATCGCTGCGATGAATGCGGATGCGGAATAAACGTTGCACCCCTCGATTGGGTAAAAACTCATTACGGCCATCGAGGCAACGCTATCTGGAAGGTGCTGATCCGCTGGGAATGGCTCTGCGGCGTGTGCGTCCCGTACAGCTCGGACGGCAAGATACGCTGTGAGCGCGTGGAGCTGCTGGGGGTTGTGAATGGATAAAGAGCATACCGCGATGGAGCGGCTGCGCCTCGCGTCAGACATGTCGCTGCGCCTGTATAAGCAGCCACTTATGCTGACAGACTCCGGAGGCAAAGACTCTGCGGCGATATGCCGCCTCGCCGAAAACGCCGGAATCCCGTTTGAGATCGTGCATAGCCACACCACAGCGGACGCGCCCGAAACCGTGTACCACGTCCGCAAGAGAGCGAAAGAGTACGAGGGCAAGGGCGTCAAGTACACTATCGAGCACCCCACATACAAAGGCGAGCGTACCTCCATGTGGGCACTGATACCTCAAAAGTTAATGCCGCCGACGCGGGTTATGCGGTATTGCTGCCAAGTCCTCAAGGAGCAGTACGGGGTAGGAAGATTTATCGTCACCGGCGTCCGGTGGGCGGAAAGCCCTGCCCGCAAGGCGAACTGCGACAGCTTGGAAATTCAGCGGCGCAACAGGGACGAAAAGTTGCTCCTCAACTGCGATAACGATGACGCGCGGCGACTTTTTGAATCATGCGCGTTGAAGGGCAAACGCATTTGCAATCCGATCGTAGATTGGACGGAGGATGATGTGTGGGCATACCTCGGCGAGCAGAAGGTAGAGGTTAACCCGCTGTACTGCGAGGGCTGGAAGCGCGTCGGCTGCGTTGGCTGCCCGATGGCGGGAAAAGCACGTTATGCCGAGTTTGCGAGATACCCAAAATTTCAGCAGCTGTACATAGCCGCATTTGAGCGTATGCTCGCAGAGCGCAAGCGGCGAGGCAAACTTGAGGGCAGTTGGAGCAAGGGCGCAACAGGCCGCGATGTATTTCATTGGTGGATGGAGGACGGCGTTCTCCCCGGCCAGTATACGCTTGATGATATGGACAAACGATGAATACATAGGCAAGGAGAAAATGCAATGAGATTTAAGGCGGCAAAAACAACAGGCGAATTCATGTTGATACCAACATTCGGCTGGATAAATGAGCGCTATTATTACGGCTATCCGGTTATCGCCATTGCCTTTGCGTGGCTGTGCTGGCGGTTCAAAATCGAAATCGGGGTCAAGAAGTATAGGAGGTAAATTATGGCTGAATACATGGAACGAGAAATGGTACTGCGCACGGCGCACATAATGCGTCCGGAGGACACGAGTCTGAGAGCTGAAATAGCGAATATCCCCGCCGCAGACGTTGCGCCAGTGGTGCCTGGGCGGTGGATTCGTCCGCACTGGAAGAACAGTAATTATTGTTATGACTGTTCGGAGTGTGGCGGGGAGGCAATGCACAGAGACTATCAGTGGGCTAAAGATGGCATCTACCCTATCTGCCCCAACTGTGGCGCGAGGATGGACGGTGAAGTAGATGTCGATTAGCAAAAAAGTACGCGAAGCTGTGTATAAAAAATACGATGGGCATTGCGCATATTGCGGCAGAGAGATTGCATACAAGGATATGCAAGTAGACCATTTTCTGCCACTGAGGGCGTGGGGCATTGAAGATTCTGGCACGGACGATATTTCAAACCTTATGCCATCCTGCCGGATGTGCAACCACTATAAGCGAGCGAATGCACTTGAAGTGTTTCGCAGATATATTCAAGAAATCCCTAAGAAACTTCGGGAAAACTACATTTACAAGATTGGCGTTGTTTATGGGTACGTCGTTGAAAACGAAAAGCCGATATTGTTTTATTTTGAAAGGAACGGCGCGAGAATGGATGGAGGTAACAGTGATGCGCCTGATTGACGCTGATAAATTATACGATATCATTGAGGGCTGCGTCCCTGCCCCATACGAAGATTCGAGGGAAGCTAAAGAAGACTGCCTTACTGAAATTGTGAATGCTCCAACTGTCGAGGCTGTTTCCCGTGAGGAGTTCAGGGCAGCCGTAAACGAGCTGTGCCGCCTGTGCGGGCGTTATCCCAAAGAACACGACGGAGCTTGCAACGGCTGCAAGTGGCGAGAAAGGAGAAACACATGATACATTGGCTATGGGCGCTCGCGGCGTTTATCCTCGGCGGCTCGCTTGGCTCCTTGATAATGGCCGTCATTATCGGAGGGAGCCGCGGCGACTAAGTGTGAAGCAAAACAAAGCGGACAACGCCTGGGAGGAGGTATTACATGGGCAAACATTACATATCCAAAGAGGCGTGCTGCCCCTTTTATCGTTGCGAAGACGCGCAGGCAATATACTGCGAGGGCGTAGAGCCGGGAACGGCGCTCAGACTGACGTTTGCAGGCAGCGCCATTGAGTATAAGCATATTTATTGCCGAGACATCCACAACTACGCGGAGTGCAGGATTGCCCGGATGCTTGCAGGCAAATGGGCATAGTTCAAACGGGAGGTTTTTGCCTCCCGTTATTTTCGCGGTAGGGGGGGTTTAGTTTGGGAACCGTGAGATGCTATGCTAGGAGCAGACGACCGGGAGGGAGGCAGCGTGAGCAAGAAGCAGAGCAAGCCTAATTGGGCGAAAATTCAGGCGGAATATATAGCGGGCGGTACATCATACAGGCTGCTGTGCGCAAAGTACGGAGTGCCTATGTCGACGCTTCGCCGGCACGCTACGGGCGAACAGTGGGTGGAAAAGGCTGCACAGGTGAAGCACGAGGCGGACGTGGCCATACACGAGGCTGCTGTGTCCACGCGAATAGACGCGGCGGCGGATTTTGAAACGCTTGCGGCGGCCATGACACAGCGCATAGCAGAAGCAATCGAACGCTGCGATACCTCGAACGCAAAGGCCGTAAACCTGCTTACCGACGCGCTGGCGACCTTGCAGCGCATACAGGGGCTTAACAAGGATAGTCTGGATAAGGCCGAACAGCAGGCGCGCATTGACAAGCTCCGCAAGGACAGCGAGAGCAGCACAACGTCTGAGGTAACGGTAAGTTTCGCTCCTGACGTCAAGGAGTACGGCGTATGAGCAGCTTCACGTTTCCGCCGCCTAACGAAAAGCAGGCGCTTTTTCTGACGGACACGCACAAGTACATCGGCTTCGGCGGCGCACGAGGCGGCGGCAAGAGCTGGGCAGTGCGCGTTAAGGCTGTTTTGCTGTGCCTCAACTATCCGGGCATAAAGGTTATGATAATTCGACGTACATATCCAGAGCTTCAGGAAAACCACATTATTCCGCTGTGTGAGATGCTGCACTGCCACGCGGAGGACAGGACGCAGCGCGTGGCGAGCTACAACGACTCAAAAAAGCACATCACATTCCCTAACGGCAGCCGCATTCTTTTCCGCTACTGCGACAACGAGAAGGACGCGGAGCGCTTTCAAGGCACCGAGGTCGACGTGCTGTTTGTTGACGAGGCCACTCACCAGAGTGAGGAGAAGATGGACAAGCTCAACGCGTGTGTGCGCGGTGTCAACGGGTACCCGAAGCGCATTTACTACACCTGCAACCCCGGCGGCGTCGGTCACGCGTGGGTCAAGCGTCTGTTTGTTGACCGGCAGTACAAGCCCGGCGAAAACCCGGATGATTACAGCTTTATCCGCTCCCTTGTGCGCGACAATCTCGCGCTGATGCAGGCCGACCCAGAATACGTCCGCAAGCTGGAGGCGCTTCCGCCCAAGCTGCGTAAGGCATGGCTTGACGGGGACTGGGATATATACGAGGGGCAATTCTTCGAGGAGTTCGCCGACCGGCCGGAGCACTACATCGACCGGCAGTGGACGCACGTTATAGAGCCGTTCGAGATACCGGACGGCTGGCGCATATACCGCTCTTTTGACTGGGGCTATGCAAAACCCTTCTCCTGCGCGTGGTGGGCTGTCGATTATGACGGCGTGGTATATCGCATACTTGAGTTATATGGATGCACGGACACCCCCAACGAGGGCGTCAAATGGACTCCGGAGCGCGTATTTGCGGAGATACACCGGATAGAGAACGAGCACCGATGGCTGCGCGGGAAGACGATACAGGGTGTTGCAGACCCGGCAATATGGGATGCGGAGACAGGGGAGAGCATAGCGGACGTTGCGGCGAGATACAGAGTCTATTTCGACAAGGGCGACCATGCGAGACTCCCCGGCTGGATGCAGGTGCATTACAGACTGTATTTTGACGATAACGGCTACCCGATGATGTATGTATTTAAAAACTGCAAGGCGTTCATCCGCACGATGCCGCTTTTACAGTACGACGAGCACAGGGTAGAGGATTTGGACACGGACGGAGAGGATCACGTTGCCGACGAGGTGCGCTATTTCTTGATGACGCGGCCTATAAAGCCGCGCAAAGCTCCGCTTCCGGAGGCAAAGCAGGCTGACCCGCTAAAAATGTTTTTGGATATTGATCCAGCAGATATTATGCCGGCACAGCGAGTGCCGAGAATGGAGATAATACATGGCGATATTAAATAAGCGCCCACGCGACGACGCGGTCGAGAGCGACGCATCCGGCGCACTGCCGGTGGACGCACCGCCTGCGGGGAGTATGGGAAACATGGCGCTGATGCAGTCGATAGACCTTAGCGCGCTCCCCGTGGGGAATGTCGAAACACAGAACACGTTCGCGCAGCGCATAGGCGCAGACCAGATAGCTGAGGCGTGGCAAACCCTCCTGAAGTACAAAGAGGGCAAGGCAAACCTCGAGCGCCGCATTGTCGACAACCACCAGTGGTACAAGCTGCGGCAATGGGACTGCATGCGCAAACACGGCGACGGTCAGGTGGAGCCGGTATCCGGCTGGCTCTTTAACGCCATTGCGAATAAGCATGCAGACGCTATGGACAACTTCCCGCGCGCCAACATCTTGCCACGTGAAGAAGGAGACAAGGCCGAGGCCGAGATGCTGTCGTCCATTATTCCGGTAATCCTCGACCAGTGCGATTTCGAGCAGGTGTACAGCAGCGTCATGGACGACAAGTTGATAGGCGGCACCGGCGTGTATGGCGTGTTCTGGGATAACACCAAGCTCAACGGGCTTGGTGACATAGACATTGAGGCCATAGACGTTATAAATCTCTTTTGGGAGTCCGGTATATCGGATATTCAGCAATCACGCAACCTGTTTTACGCCACGCTCCGAGACAACGAGCTGCTCGAAAGCGAGTACCCACAACTCGCGGGCAAGCTTGCAGCGCCGGTCATGGACATCGCGAAGTACGTCTATGACGACACGATAGACACTACGCAAAAGTCTGTCGTTGTGGACTGGTATTACAAAAAGATGCAGGACGGGCGCGCCGTGCTCCACTACTGCAAGTTTGTTGCCGGGCAGCAGGAACCGCTGTTCGCCACCGAAAACGATCCGGATTATGCGTCTGTTGGCTGGTATGATCATGGGCTTTACCCGTTCGTGTTTGATCCGCTGTTCTCCTGCAAGGGGACTCCGTGCGGCTTCTCGTACATCGACGTCGGCAAACGCACACAGGAGTACATAGACCGCGGAGACAAGGCAATCATGGAGAACCTGCTCTTTAACGCCTCGCCGCGGCACTTCTCGCGTATCGACGGAGGCATAAACGAGCAGGAATACGTCGATACCACGAAGAAGATCGTGCATGTTGAGGGCTCACTGTCGGACGACTACGTGAAGCCTATACCGGTAAACCCGCTCAACGAGATATACGTCACTGTTATCAACAACAAAATTGACGAACTCAAAGAGACGACAGGCAACCGTGACGTATCGTCCGGCGGAACAACGGGAGGCGTTACGGCGGCAAGCGCGATAGCGGCCATGCAGGAAGCCGGCAGCAAGCTGTCGCGCGACGGCAACAAAGCGGCATACAGGGCTTTCCGCAAGGTTCAGGTGATGGTCATAGAGCTGATACGACAGTTTTATGACACCGCGCGCTGCTTCCGTATTATCGGCGAGAACGGCGCACAGCGCTTTGTGCAGTACTCCAACGCCGGGATTCTCCCGCAGGCGCAGGGACAGCTGGTAGGCGGTACGCCAATGGAGCTGGGCGTCGAAGTCGGGTACAGATTGCCGCTGTTTGACGTTGAAGTCACAGCGGAAAAGGCAAGCCCATACAGCAAAATGAGTCAAAACGAGCTGGCTTTGCAGTTCTATTCTGCGGGCTTCTTCGTGCCGGAACAGGCTGACGCGGCGCTCATCTGCCTTGACATGATGGACTTTGACCGCAAGCAGTTCGTGATGCAGAAGATAGCCCAGAACGGGCAGATATATAAGCAGATGATTGCGGCGCAGAGCGTTGCTTTACAACTTGCACAGACGCTGGATGCCGGTACGGGCGGGCAGCTTGCCGAGACACTGGCGGCTCAATTCGGGATGCAGGCTCCGACGGCAGCACCCGGAACCGTGAACCCCGCGGCCGCGGACACAGGAAGCGAAAGCAGCGTGACGAAAAACGCAAGGCAGACGGCTGCGGAAGCTTCTGCGCCGAGATAAGGAGAGCACATGATACGGGCAGCTTTTATCGTTGACAAAGCAAAAGGCACACTGACAATGAGCGTTCGCGGGCATTCCGGCCTCGGCGCTCGCGGCCGCGATCTTGTATGCGCCGGGGCTTCCACACTCGCTTATACGGCGGCGCAGAACATAGATTTTATGGCAAAGGCCGGACAATTGGACGGCGAGCCGAAGATCATAATACACGAGGGGCACATGAAGGTGCAGTGCAAGCCCAAGCCGGAACACTACGCGGAAGCACTTCACACGTTCTTCGTTGTGCAGGCAGGTATGTTATTGCTGGCGAAGAATTTCCCAAAGAACATTGAGCTTAAACCGTTTGAGACCGCCTGAGGGCGTATCAATAGGAGTCGTCCACCATACGGACAGGTTAAAGAGTCGTTCGCTTAACGGACAGGAGGATACCATGAGCAAATACATTAGTCTTGACTGTTTCGACATCCAGCTTTTCGCCGAAGGCGGCGCAGGAGCCGGAGGCGGCACCGGAACAGCGGGCGCAACGGGCGTAAGCGCTGCTGACGCCGGGCAGCAATCAACAGGCGCGGGCAATCCGCTCGCAGGCGTGAAGTATGGCAAGCAGGCGGATACCGCCGGAGATGCGCAGGGCGCGGCAGGAGAGACCGTAGCCGGAGACAGCCCAGAACAGGCCAGAGCGCGCCAGTTCAAGGCGCTTATCAAGGGCGAGTACAAAGACCTTTATGACGCGGAAGTCAATGACGTTGTGCGCAGACGTTTTAAGGCAACCGACGAAAAGGTAAGCCGCTATGATGCGCTGTCGCCTACTCTGGAATTGCTGTGCAGGAAGTACGGCGTGGAGAACGGCGACGTAGAGGCGCTTGGCAAGGCCATAGAGGATGACGACAGCTTCTTCGAGGAAGAAGCAATGCAGCGTGGTATGAGCGTACAGCAACTTAAGCAGGTGCGCAAGATGGAGCGCGAGAACGCCGACCTCAAACGCCAGATGCAGGAGCGCCAGACCCAAGAGCAGGCCGACAAGCTGTACAGCACATGGCTTAATCAGGCGGAAGAGGCAAAGCGCATATATCCTGATTTTGACCTTGCAGCGGAGCTTCAGAACGCGGACTTCCAGTCGCTTCTCCGCAGCAACATCCCGGTGCAGACGGCCTACGAGGTTGTCCACAAAGACGAGATCATAACACGAGGCATGAACTTTGCCGCAAAGACCGTGGAAAAGAAGATTGCAAATGATATGATCGCAAGAGGCCGCAGACCCAGCGAGGGCGCGATGTCCCAGGGGGCGGCGGTCATTAAGAGCGATGTGTCGCAGCTCACCAAAGCAGACAGGCGGGAGATAGCCCGCCGCGTAGCCAGAGGGGAGAAAATAGTATTCTGACGCAGAAGACCGGCTTCTCCTCAAAATTCATAAAGGAGAACAACAAATGAAGAAAATCAAATCTATCCTGTTTCCCATGCTGCTTATGAATATGCAGCTCTTCGCAACGCAGACCACGTTGCTCAACAGCACCGGCAACGACCTTTCGCCGGAAATGAAGACCTTCTATGACATGACGCTGCTCGACGAGGCGCAGGCGCAGCTGGTTCACGACCAGTTCGGCCAGAAGCGCCCCATTCCCAAGAACGGCGGCAAGACCATAGAATTCCGCAAGTTCAGTTCCCTTGCAAAGGCACTGACTCCGCTCACCGAGGGCGTCACTCCGAACGGCAACAGCCTTGACGTGACGACTATCACCGCGACTGTTAAGCAGTTCGGCGATTATATCGTCATGTCCGACGTCCTTGAGCTGACCGCTCTTGACCCGGTCGTTCTTGAGGCGACCAAGCTTCTGGGCAGGCAGGGCGGCCTGACCCTTGACACTGTTGTCCGCAACATCCTGTGCGCAGGCACCAACGTCACCTACTGCCCGAAGATCGGCACCGGCGGCGCTGAGACCGAAGTGACTAGCCGCAGCGGGCTGGATACCACGTCTCAGCTCACCGTTGACGTTGTGCAGCAGGTTGTCGCCAAGCTCCGCGCGCAGAATGCGCCCACCATCGATGGCGATTATGTCGCCATAATCCACCCGTACGTCGCGTATGATCTGATGCGCGACCCCGAATGGATTGACGCGCACAAGTACGCACAGCCCGACAACCTTTATACCGGTGAGATCGGCAAGATAGCCGGTGTGCGCTTTGTGCAGACTACCGAGGCAAAGATCTGGAATGATGAGACTTGCCCGGTAAAGACCGCGGCAGAAAGCAGCAAGCCCGCCGTTTATTACAGCGTGTTCGCCACTCTGTTCATCGCCGACGGTGCGTACGGTACGACCGAGGTCGAGGGCGGCGGTATGCAGACCTTTGTCAAGCAGAAGGGCAGTGCCGGCACTGCCGACCCGCTCGACCAGCGCAGCTCCGTCGGCTGGAAAGCGCTCAAAACCGCAGAAATACTCATGCCGAACTATCTGGTTCGTGTTGAGTCTGTCTCCAAGCGTTTCAGCGGTACGGCAAAAGCCAACTGACGGTTCAATATGGCGCGGGGGAGGCTTTGCCTCCTCTGCGCACACGAAGAAAGGAGTTTTATTATGGCAAAACTGGAAACCATTGACACAGCGGAAGCAGTCGAGGAAAAGGTGAGAATCCGCCTCCCCAAGACCAAAGACGAGACCGGAGACGTCTTCGTAGCGGTAAACAACCGCACTTTCCTCATCCAGCGCGGCGTGGAGGTAGAAGTTCCGGCTTGCGTTGCGGAAGTTCTTCGCAACAGCGAGCGGGCAACCGAAGAGGGCTTGGAATACCTCGAACAGCGCGCATCCAAAAGAGCATAAATATAAACGGCGCACTGTTCATTCCGGTGCGCCGTTTTGAATAAGGAGTGATACACATGACAGCTGGGCAGGCTATCAAGAGCATAGACGAGCTTAAACCCAACGCATACTCGCAGAGCAGAAAATATATCTGGCTGTATGAGCTGGACGCACAGATAAAAGACAGGCTGATTGACACCCACGAACTCAATGCAGGCGAGCGCGCGCCGGAGCTTCCGGAGGAGTACGACGCAGACACAGTTCTGCTGGTACCGTCTCCGTATGACTCGATGTATATACACTGGTTGGAGGCGCAGATAGACTACGCCAACAACGAATACCGCAAATTCAACAACAGCAACAGCATGTTTCAGGCTGATTTCTCGGAATACGCCATGAAATACAACAGGACGCACATGCCGAAAGGCTCCACACCTATTTATTACTGAGGGGTGCGCGATGAGATATCCAGAACTCACAGAAGAAAGCACCTTTCGGCAGGTGACGGACACTTTCCTCGGATACAACCACAACATAAAACTGCGGGACGGCGAGTTTTACAACACCGAAAACCTCACAAGCAAGTTCTACCCTATGCTTGCCGTGCGTCAGAAGCGCAGTGTTGTTGCGGACTCGCTTACCGCGGCACAGGGAATGATCGAAAAAGACGCGCTCGGTTATGTGGATAACGGGACGCTTTATTATAATTCGCTTGCAACGCCTATAACAGGGCTTAAAGCCGGGCGCAAGCAGCTTATCAGTATGGGGGCGTACATCTGTATATTCCCCGACAAGATGTACTACAACACCATAGACAGCAGTGATTACGGCAGCATGGAGGCATCTTACAGCTTCAACGGGACTGTCAAATACGAGATGTGCAACTCTGACGGCAGCGTTTACGGCACGGCTACCGAGGGTTCCACAGCGCCCGCAGACCCGGAAGACGACGCACTTTGGATTGACACCGCAAACGGAGTGCTTAAACAGTACAGTGTGAGCATGGCAATGTGGGTAACGATTGAGACGGTGTATACCAAGCTGACGTTTTCAACGCAGGGGCAGGTCACGAACCTGTTCAAGGAGTATGATGGGGTAGAGCTTGCGGGGGCGCATTTCGACGATCTCAACGGCTCCAAGATCATATATGGCATAGGCGGCAAGGACGGAGATGACGCCGAAAACGACTTCATAGTTGTGATAGGCGTTCTTGAAAACGAGTATACGGACGAAAATGCGCAGATCAGCATAAAGCGCACCGCCCCCGACATGGACTATGTCTGCGAGTGTCAGAACCGATTATGGGGATGCCGCTACGGCAACGACGGTACGCAGAACCTCAACGAGCTTTACTGCTGCGCACTCGGCGACTTCAAGAACTGGCGGCAGTATCTCGGCCTTAGCACGGACAGCTGGACGGCATCCGTAGGTTCAGACGGCGTGTGGACGGGCTGCATAAACTTCCTCGGAAGCCCGGTGTTCTTCAAGGAGAACAGAATCCACAGAATCTCCGTCTCGTCTTCCGGCGCGCACAGCGTTTCTGACACGCCCGCAAGAGGCGTTCAGCAGGGCAGCGACCGCAGCCTTGCGGTTGTTGACGAAGTGCTCTACTACAAATCGCGCACGGATGTATGCGCGTGGCAGGGCGGATTCCCTGAGGGCGTATCATCGGATCTTGGAGACGAGCGTTATTACAAAGCCGTTGCGGGAGCGTTCGGACGCCGCTACTACATCAGCATGGAGGACTCAGACGGGAAACCGCAGATGTTCTGCTATGACATATCCAAAGGGCTGTGGATGCGTGAGGACGGTCTAAGAGCAGATCAGATATGCAGACTTGACGACTCGCTGTACTGCCTATCGGGAAACACAATATACGACCTTAACGGCCTTGCCGGAAGCGCGGAGGGAAATATATCGTGGTTTGCCGAGACGGGGATAATGTACTACGAGTATCCGGACAAGAAATATATATCCAGATATAACATCAGGCTGCGCATGGCGGCTATGGCCACACTGCAAATGGATATTGAATACGACTCTTCCGGCGAATGGGAGCTTGCAGGCAGAGTGGAAGCGGCGAGCGGCACAAGAACCGTGACGCTGCCTGTCTGCCCGCGGCGCTGCGACCACATGAGACTTCGACTGAGCGGGGCGGGGGACATGAAGATATTCTCTATTGCCCGCCTGCTTGAAAAGGGGAGCGATATGTGATGGCTATAAACGAAATGCCGCCGATGCTGTCCGGCAGCGTGACACAGAACATTGCGAACCTTCGCGCGTACCTTGTGCGCATGGTGAATGAGCTTAACGATGTTGCCGCAGCGGCTTCCGACGGCACGGCGATCACTGCGGCACCGTCTGTGCAAAAAGCGATGATGGCGGCGAGCAAAGACAAGACCGCGGAGGATATACGCAAGACCGCGGAGTCTTTAAAATCGCTCATAGTCAAGACGGCGAACGAACTCGCGGAAAAAATTACATCGGGCGACAGCTCTGTTATGCACTATGCTGACGAGCGCGTTGACACACTTAGCTCGGTATATGTGGCGCAGTCTGAGTTCGGCACGTTTCAGGAGAATATACAGGCGCAGATAACTGCGACGGCGCGCGGCGTTGTCGAAAGCTACGACTATGACTCGGCAATAGAGTCTGCACAGGACGATATAGAAGCGCTTCAGCGCTATTACACATCCATAGACGGAGAAATAAGGCGCGGCATTGTCCAAGACCCGGAAACCGGAGAATACGTTACCGGTATTGCGATATCTCAGAATCTCCAATTCAGCGGGGAGTGCGCGCCGGGGGACAGCAACAATCCGCAGGACGGTTATACATACTATTACCTTTCAAGCGGTCAGACCTTCGGCCTGTACACGTCCACCGGCTGGCAATTCTGGATAGACGGAGTTCGCCGCGGCTACTTCAACAGCGAAGACGGCGTTCTGCACATAAGCAGAGTACAGGCCGAAGAGAGCATGCAGTTTGGCGACAGTTGGCTTATTACTTCGGCGGGCGGCTTCGGCATGCGAAAGATATGAGGTATACGGCATGAGCAGCATTACAACAACAGGGCGCGCCGCATACCGCGGAGGCGCGAGCCATACGGGGTATCTCGCGGGCTTTGAGACGGCAAACAAGCTCACTCGCGTGCTCCGCTACACCTTCACGACGCCTGCGGGCGGCGTAAGCAAGCTGAGCTTCACGGGGGCACATCTGGCGCACAGTGCGTCGTATTCATGGAGCGGACTCGACTTCTATATAACGACCTCGGCGACGTCGCACGTCAATGCAGGCGCAGGATCGGTGAGTCAAGGAACGCTGATCATAACCGGTAACGGCAAGGACTACGATATTTCTACGGGCGAGATCAATGTGAACCTCCCCGGAAACGTGACTGCGTATGTTTACATCTTCCCCAACAACACAAGCTATTTCCTGTGGAACTTTGTAAACGTTACGGCTCTTAGCATATCCACCGAACCCGGAGCGTCAACAATAGCATCTTGCCCGACGGCGCTATATACACTTGATACGCTGGCAATAGCGATGAGGCGCGCAGGCGACAGCTTTTGTCACAGAGCGACGTTTAAGTGCGGCAATACGCCGCTTTATACGTCGGAGCTGTTTGGGGAGTCGCTCAGCGTTACGGTGCCGCGCGCGTGGCTGGCAGAGTTTACAGACAAGCCCGCAATAAGTGTGTCTGTAAGCATACAGACCTACGCAGATTTACAGGGAACCGTTGCGGCGGGGGAGCCGGTCACGGCGGAAATAAAGATAACTGCCGATGCGAATATGCGGCCTGCTATACAGGAGGGCGGCGTATCCGTGGCAGCTTATAACGCCGGAGCTGCTGCGGGCATGACTGGGTATATACGCGGGTTTTCCCGCGTTGAAGCGACGGTAGTTGAGGCAAACATCGACTTATCGGCCTGCGCGGGAGCGAGTATAGCAGAATATAAGCTTGTATGTGCAGGAGCGGCGGTCACTTCCGTCCCGTACCGCAGCCCAATTCTCACGGATGACGCAACAGCTGTTTTCACGGTGACTGACAGCCGCGGGCGATCTGCAAGCGTCAGTTTTCAAATAAGCACAATCGCCTATGCTGCGCCGACGCTTACGGCGACGGAGATATTCCGGTGTGACGCAAGCGGCGCGGCAAACGACGACGAGGGCTACATATCCGTAAAGACTACGCCCATATTCAGTTCTGTGGAAGGGCAGAACACCTGCAAGGTTTATGCTGCGCTTGCCGAAGAGAGCGGGAACTACGGCTCCGATACAGAGATCACGGCAGGCAGCGCAAACGTTTTATACGGTACGCTTTCGCCGGATAAGACGTATCGGGTGCGGCTGACGGTGCGGGACACTCTCGGTGGGGAGCGAATAAGCACAACAAAATTGCCAACAAGAGTGTGGGCAATGAAATTCCGCGAAAGCGGGCTTGGAATCGGATTCGGAATGGCTCCGCAGCACGATAAGGCAATAGAAGTTCCAGAAGATTGGACGCTCAGAATAGGTACTGCTGCACTTACGCAGGCGCTTATTGCATCGCTTGGAAATCTCGTCGACCTGATTTGCCCCGTCGGAATGTACGTATGGCTTGCAGCGGAGACAGACCCGGCGGACATCTGGGGCGGCACATGGGAAAGGCAGCCCGAGGGGCTGACGCTGGTGTCCGCGGGCGGCAAATACCCGCTGAACTCCACCGGCGGTGAAGCGGCGCACACGCTGACCGAGGCCGAAATGCCGAAGCATAGCCACGTGATCTATTGGGGCAATGCTACCGGCGAGTATTACACGGCAACTACCGCTTTTCCCGCCGCCATGACCGATTCAAAGGGCGACAACGTCACAACGTCTTGGGGCTATGAAATGTGCAAAACCGCCGAAACCGGAAGCTCGGAGGCTCACAATAACATGATGCCGTATAAGGCGGCCTATTGTTGGCTGCGGACGGATTGAAAGGAGTACAAGATATGGCGATTAACCTCGACAAAGACAAGAATAATCCTGAGGCTTTTGACACGGCTGTGCAGCGCGCGACAGAAAAGCCGGAATACAAAGGCACTTTCGACGATCAGCTGCGGGATATATACGACAAGATAACGAACCGGCAGCCGTTCAGCTACGACGTCGGCAGCGACCCAATGTACCGCATGTATGCAGACAAGTATATGCAGCAGGGTAAGGCCGCGATGCGTGACACGATGGGGCGGGCGGCAGCACTCACCGGCGGCTACGGCAACAGCTACGCTCAGAACGTGGGGCAGCAGGCATATGATGCGGCGCTGCAAAAGATGGGCGACGTGATACCGGAATTCTACGGGATGGCGCTCGACCAGTACAACGCCGAGGGCGACGCACTCACCAAGCAGTACGGGATGCTCGGCGATCTCGCGGCGGACGAATACAGCAAATACCGCGACCAAATGACCGACTGGAACAACGACCAGACGCTTGCGCGACAGCAGGAGCAGGATGCGGCGAACAACAGACAGCAGGCGTATTCAAACCTCTATGCCCTCATAAAGGCAAGCGGCTACAGCCCGACGGACGACGAGCTTTCGGCGGCTGGCATGACCAGAGAGGCGGCAGAAGCGCTCATAAAAGAATACCTCAGAAGCACGGGACAGCTTGCGGTAGATGCGGGCAGCGGCTCTTCTGGCGGTTCCGGAGGCGGTGGAAGCCGCGGCAGCAGCGCGGGAGGAAGCGGAAACGACTCTGATACAAGCGGAACCGTCAACAAGAGCACAGCGAAAGACAACACAGGCGCTGCCAGAGCGGCATTACAGGCAGTAAATGCGTACCAAAAGGGAACTATGTCGATGCAGGAGGCAACCGCAAAAATTCAAGACTTGTACGACCGAGGACTGATAACGCCCAGTACGGTGCAAAGATATGCAAGCTTGATGCGGCAAAGTGCGCGACCGGGTGCGAACAGATAATAGGAGGCGGCCATGAACAGCATAGATAGACTTCTCGCGCATGTAGACGAAGAAGAACAGAAGCGGAGCAATGCGGGCGAAACCGCGGAAAGACGCGGCAGCACCGGAACATCTGATCCAATAAAAGACTTGCTCGACCATGTCGCTGCGGTAGAGTCCGGAGAGATACCCCGCTACCCCTCCGCCGACTACTCCGAAACTTCATATCAGGATCCGCAGAGCGAACAGGTGAGTTTTGGAGAGAAAATAAAGAACTTCTTCAAAGGCAGCGACAACCGGCGCGATGAAAACGGACTGAGCGGCAGCCAGACGCAGCGCTTCCGCGACTTGCAGGCACAGTTAAACGAGATAGACCGCAACAGCGGATATGCAACAACGGCAGAGACAAGCGACGAGCTTGAACAGCAGCGCCGGAATATCATCAGGCAGCTTGACGAGCTTGACGAGGAGGCGGGACGCGAGGCACGTACATACAGCCCCTCGGACAGGATAGACAACGTAATAAAAAGCTGGCTCAATCGCACGGGAGCAGGGTATACAAACGCCGCAGGCAGCATATTAGACCTCGGAAGCAGTAAGCGGAAGTCTCTCCGGCAGCAGCAGGAAGAGGCAGACATGGCGCGCTTTGCCGAACGCAACCCGGAAGCGGCGGCGGAAGCCCAAGCTGCTGAGGAAAGATATAGGCAAAGCCTCAGAGGTGCGAGAGACAGCACGTATAAAGCCGCCGACAAGATGCAGAGCAGCGCCGAACGGCAGCTTGCAAAGAGCGAATACGGCGCGAGTGCCGCGGGCAGCTTTGCGATAGACGCGGCGATGACCGGCGCGGACATAATCGCCGACGCCGCGTTTGCGAAGCTCACAGGCATAACCGGTCTTGCAAACATGGCGCTGCGCGTCTACGGCTCAGAGTCTCAGGATGCGAGACTGTCCGGAGACGACGCCGAGACAGCAACCGCAAAGGGCTTGAAAGCGGCGACGATTGAGGTCATAACCGAAAAGCTCGCGGGTCCATTTGAGCTGGCGTACGGCAAGAGCTTAGGCCGCCAGGCGATGGGAAAGACGGCGGGCAAGATTGCGCGCGTATTTGACCGGCTGGAAACCAACGGCGTTCTTAAGTGGGTGTTCGACACGGCGGGTGAGGGCGCAGAGGAAGGCCTGAGCGACGTGCTGAACATCATAGCGGATCATGTGTTCAACTGGGACGATGGAGACATGACGATACTTGAGGAAATAGCCTCGGACAAAGACGACATTCTCTATGACATGATTCTCGGAGCGTTCGTCGGCGCGTTCGGCGCTACAACAAGCGCCATTGCCGAAGGGGAGCAGGGCAGAAGAGTTAAAAATATATATGGCAAGGAGGGAGCGGCAGCACTTGTTGACGAAGGGTTGTTAAGCGGCGAGGGCACCAAAAGCCGCCGCCTAGCTGAGAGATACAATGAGAAGTTACAAAGCGGCCGAGAGCTTACAGGGCGGGAAATAAGCCAACTTATAGAAGCCAATGACATGGCTTTTGCGGACGAGTCGCCCGAAAGCCGCGGCGCAGATGAGAGTGCGCCGGAGCAGACCGACCATATTGAAAAAGTTATTTCCAAGATAGCCAAGAACGACACGGCGGCTGATCTGCTGCGCGAAGATTTTACGCTCGGCGAAGCAGACGCAGAAACATATGCTCGCGGCGCGGAGGAGGCGTATAACTACGGCAAACTCGGCGTGAGCATGGAAGACGCCATGCAGAACGGCTCGTTCATAAACGACCTCACGGAGGCGCAGAGAGACCACGCATACAAGCTTGGGCAGCAGGAGAGCAGCGCCGACACACTCACCGAAGAGGATGCCGCGCAGGGTGCAGAGGCTGACGCGGCAGACGCGAATGCCGAAAATGTTGACGCATACGCGGCGAAGTACGGCGACGAAGCGCCGGCCGTTATAGCTTCGTATAATTCCGGAGAAGTGAAGGGCGTCGGCGAGTTCTCCACAGCTTTCGATGCAGCATACAACATGGGCAGAAGCGGAGTGTCGGAAAGCGAGCTTTCAGCTTCTGCGGCACTCTCATATCTCAGCGACGCACAGCGCAAGACCGCGTTCGATATGGGGCGCGCTTCCGCGAGCAAAGCGGCAGCGCAGGCGCAGACAGAGGTGAAGTCGGCGGCCAAGCCGGGCAAGCTGAATCGAAAGGGCGTTGTGAAGGGCGAGGGCGTGACGCTGAAAGAGCTGAAAAGCACGTTTAACGATCGGCAGAACACGGCGTACCGGCTCTTGAGCACCTTCGCAGAGGCAACCGGCGTTGACATTGTGCTGTATAAAACTTCGGCGGAGTCTGACGGCAGCTTTGCGAGCGAGCAGGGGCGTTTTACGTGGAAGGACAACACCATCTATGTGGATATAAACAGCGGGCTTTACTCGTCAAAGGATGTGGAAAGCCTCGGCAAGTACACAATGATGCGCACTTTTGCCCACGAGTTCACGCATTTTATTGAAAAGTGGAGCCCTGCACAGTATAATGATTTCAGAAGTTTTGTGTTCGGTACACTGGCCGAAAAGGGCGAGAGCGTCAACGACCTTATTGAAAGCAAAATGAGTCTTGACGGCAGCGGCAAACTTGACTATGAGCAGGCGAGCCGCGAGGTTATCGCAGACGCTATGGTTGATATCCTGCCGGACAGCAACATCGTCCAGCGCCTTGCAAGTGAGCACGAGAGCATATACAAAAAGCTGTTACAGAAGCTCAGAGACTTTACTGCTCGTCTCAAGCAGTATTATAAGGAGATAACCACACGCCCCGGACGCGAAGCGCAGGCACTCAAAGAGCAAGTGGGCGAGGGCACAAGATACATGCAGTCCATTGTGGATATGTGGACAGATGCGGCGCAGGGGGCAGTGCAGAACTACAAGGCAGCCGAAGGAAGTGCAGAGCCTACGGCAAAACCCGCGCAGAAGAAAGCGGCAGTGCAGGCCAAACCGCAAAAACCGGCCACGCCGGCGAGGCAAGACGCGAAGAAGCCGAAAACCCGCTTCCCGAATCTCCCCATGAAAAACGGCACTCCGTCGGAAAAGACGGCTTACAGGATCCTTACCGAATATTTGTCGGCCGGAAAGAAGCTCACAAGCAAGGAACTGTACGCCATATGTGACGAGGCTTTCGACGGGACGCAGGCAGAGGGAGCATATGACCGCAAAGCAGCATATGACGCGATGGAGCTTGCCGTGAACAGATACCTGCTCACAAACGCCGCAGATTTGAACGGAGACACGGCAGAAGACGCGAGAAGAGGGCTTGAACGAGTGCAGGGCATACTGTCGCTTCTCCCGACGCAGAATGTCCGCACACAGGAAATGGAGCAGTTTCAGCAGTTCTCCACGCCTCCTAACATAGCGTACCTCGCGGCGTGGGCAGCAGACATAAACAGCTCCGATGTTGTTCTTGAGCCGTCGGCGGGAATAGGCGGGCTTGCTGCTTTCGCAAAGGCGTGGGGAGCGGAAGTCGCCGTCAACGAGCTTTCGGAACGCAGACTTGCGGTGCTGAAAGCTATGGGCTTTGACCACGTTTTCAACGAGAACGCAGAGCAGATAGACAACGTCCTTCCGGAGAGCATAAAACCGACGGCTGTGATCATGAACCCGCCGTTTTCTTCCACGGCAGGACGCACGGCAACGAATAAGACCTCAAACGCGGAGCGGCATATAAATCAGGCGCTTGCGCGGCTGAACGACGGTGGAAGACTTGTTGCTATTCTCGGCAGAGGCATGGCAGATAAAGCCTACAGTAAGTACTGGGATAAGCTGCGGCAGGATTATAATATCCGTGCGAACATCTCTATTGACGGGGAAAACTATAAAAAGTACGGCACTACCTTTGATGTGCAGCTTGTTGTGATAGATAAAACAGGGGCGCAGGGCAGCGCAGAGACTGTTACGGGAAGCTACAAAGACCTCAATGAAATACCAAAAATTTTGGAGGGAATAAGAAATGACCGAAGTGCAGAGATTGAACGAGACCCCGCTGTCGCAGGGGTTCAAGAAGCTTCTGTGGCGCCCTCTGGCACCGGGGGACAGCAAGCTGTATCTCCTGCAGTGGGTACGGCAGACGGTGGAGCTGATGCAGGGGTACTGGAGCACGGAAGCAGACCCGGAGATGCTGGCAAACCTCGAAGCGCTGACATTCACGGAGAAGTACAGCGAGGCATACGGGGTGCTTCTGCCGCCGACGGAGCCGCTGTACAGCAACAGCGAGCTGATGCGGCAGATAAAAAGAGTGGAAAGCGCACAAACAGAGGAGAAGATAGAGGAGGAGAGCGTAACGCTGCTGGAGATG